CTAGTTGAGCTGCGTGTGGAATACTTGGAATTAAAACAATACTGGAGTATGGAATGTTTCCAGAAGTATAACCAGTGGTTTGTTGACTGACTACTATAGGTGTGTTTGTATATGTCATTTTATTTTCTTGTGTTAGTTGTTAATTAAAAAAGTATCACCAAGTGTCGCAGCATCTGCAAATGCGATCTTGTCTTCGGTCGTTGCGTTTTCTATGATGTGCTCTAGTGTGAAACAAGAACGAAGGTGGATCACGTTTCGTATTACGGTATTGTGTACCTCGTCGCTGTGTTGATCATCAGCAACAATCTGATTGATGAGATTGACTGAGTCATAAGATGCTTTGATGTCCTGTGCAATCTGTTCAGGAGATCGTAGAGTTGAATCAATGACAATGGCAATACTTGGATCAACGGTCATATTTTTTTATTTCTTTTGTTAGTTTATGTTAAATTAAGACCAAGGTCCTACGCTTTTTACTAAGTTTGAACCAAGAGGAACAAACCGAATAAACGAACCTACAGCGACTTGATTTGTATTAGTAGGGGCAGCAGAAAAAGTTATTTTTGGAACAATATTTCTTGCTATTGGTGTTGCACCCGCAGATGTAACAATTACAACTCCTCGACACCATATTGTTGTAAGCGCACTAGTTGAGGATGCAGTGATTACTCCACCATTAGTAGTAAAAACAACGGTGTCTTGCGTTCTAATAACAGTTCCAGCAGCTGAACTATGCCCCATAGCCATCCAACGCCAACTTATATTTTCTGATCCAGCCGTAGCATCCACCAACGTAATGGCTGTTGTGTGGCTGGTCGTCCCACTCACAATACTGAAAAAGCCCTCAAAGGAATACGCCGTGTCAAGAGCAAGTGTAATTGTATCTTCTGGTGTATCAAAAATATTTTGAGCAGCAGTAGAACTAGTTAAGCTTTTAGTTGTTGTGATAATTGAAAATTGTTCGGTTGGTATTAAACCTCGACCGCTTGCAACAGTACCGTACATAGCCTTTCCGTCAAACTCAACTACGCCTGAAGTTGGTGTTGTCAGATTTGTTCCGCTTTGTAACTTAATGGGAGCAATCGCAGTTGTTCCTGCTGGTGCAAGTAGCCCCTTACTAGGGGTCAGTACTCCGTAGACAGTTGCAGCGGTCGTGGATGAATTTCCAAGCACCGTCGTGTTTGCGCCGAGACCAATGGCTTGATATCCAATGACAACAGAGTTAGAATCGCTTTGCGTTCCCCGTGTGTCACGACCGAGATAGACCGAGTTGTTTGCGGTTGTTAGTGCGGTCGTACCGTCCGCTTGAAAACATCCCGCTTCACGACCGACTGCAGTATTAAGCGCACCTGTCGTAATGTTCTGAAGTGCTGCAATACCGACTGCCGTATTGTTGCTTGCGGTCGTGTTTTGCAGAGCACCATAGCCCATCGCTGTGTTGTAATTTCCACCAATATTTTGATTCAGAGATGCGTATCCGATTGAGCAATTTCCCGCACCTGTTGTCACAAGCGTTCCGACCGCATAGCCGAGAAAAGTATTTTGGCTGCCACTCGTGATGCCGCTACCGCATCCCGATCCAATCGCCGTGTTGTTTATGCCGCCTGTGATTGTTGCAGCAAGAGTATTTGCACCGACTGCTAAGTTTGTGGTGTTCTGCAAAAGCCCAACGCCGATGCGTTGACTGTTGATGTGTGAATCCTTCGCAACGCCAACACCACCTGAAACGATCAGCGCACCTGTCGCTGATGATGTCGATGCGGTTGTGTTTGAGCCTGTAATTACTCCATCAATGTGGATTGTTGATGCACTCAACGAAATGTCTGTTGAACCAACGACAATTTTTGTCCCGTCATAAGTGCCAGATGCATCCCCGATTGTAATTTCACTACCGCCTACCGATTCAATGTCTAGCGCATTATTTGGTTGTATTGCAGATCCTGCGCCTCCTGTTGCAACTCTACCGAGTATTGTTAGGAATCTTGTTGCTCCACTGCCAACCTGTAATTCTTCATATCCTGCAGTGCCATTGCTGTATACTAATCCAGCATCAGCAGCAAAAGTTCCACTACTGTTAAACTGCACTTGACCCGATGAACCTGACGCAACAGTTCCAATTTGTACAATTGAGTTATTGTCTTTTTTAAGAAACAATTTTCCATCGGCTGTATTAACAGCAAGTTCTCCTGCTAATAATTGACCAGATGTGGGAATTGTAGTTGCTGTTGAACTTCTTTTGTGTTGTATTGTATTAGCCATGTTTTATCTCCGTTTATCTCAAGTATAAGTGCCGCCATCAATAGTACTTCCGTCACTTAATAAAGTACCAGAAGTTGGTAGTGTAACACTTGTATTAGCTGTTGCTGTGAATGTTTGCGTAAATGCGGAACCAGCGTGTGATACGTTACCTGCAACAGTAATAGTATTGGCACCGTTATTAACACCAGTACCACCATAAGTTCCTGCAATTACTTGAGTAAGGTTTGCAGAACCATTAAAGTTATTACCATAAATTCCTCTAGTAGTTGCTAAGGTTGTAGCAGTGGATGCGTTACCTGTTAAAGCACCAGTAAAGCCAGTAGAAGTTACTGATGTTAAACCTGCAAAAGTAGAAACAGTTGCACCAAGAGACACTGCTGTGCTACCAATAGTAACTGAACTGTTTGCTAAGTTTGCATTAGTAATACCAGCAGTACCTGATAAATTAGTATTAGTTAAACCAGTAATAGTATTTCCAGAAGTATTAGCAGCAATTGATTTATTGGTTAAGGTATCAGTAGTTGCTTTACCCACAAGAGTATCTGTTGCATCTGGCAGAGTAATAGTTCTATCAACAGTCTGTGCTGCATTAAAATATGTTGTCGTTGCTGTGGTTGCTCCTGCTACTCCAATAGCAATTTGTTTTGTTCCGTCTGCGCCGTTTTCAACAACAACATATTTTCCTGTTCCTTTTGGAGCAAGATGCAAACTGATGTTTGTATCAGTTCCCGTTGCAGAAACGTGAGGAGCTTGTGCTGTTATATTGTTTGTAATGGTAACTTGATTTACCGCAGAAGCAATAGCAGCAGTTTTCAAGACAGCAAGACCATTTGTATCATTAATCTGTGCTATTTTTGGTGTAGTAAGAGTTTTTTGGGTGAGTGTTTCAGCACCATCTAGCGTTACTAAAGTACCTGTCAGGGGTAGCGTAACAGTTGTAGTACCAGATACGGTAACAGTAGTAACAAATGATCCTAATGTAATTAAATTACCACCAAGAGTTATTGTTTTACCTGTATTTGCAATACCTGTGCCACCATATTGTCCAGCAATAACAGCTCCATTCCAAGTACCTGTACTAGTAGAATCTAAGAAAGCTACAGTCTTAGTAGCAGAGCCATTATAGAATTTAATTGAACCTGTGTTATTCCACAAGTCACCAGAAGTTAGAGGTGATGGATCAGCAGCAGATACTCCCAACAACAAACTTGCATAAGATGCACCACCTGCTCCCGTTGTAACTTTACCAGTCATAGTACCGCCTGCCTTAGGCAGTGCTGCAGCTCCTATGTCATATGCGGACTTAACAGAATTCGGAGTAGCTGCTGTGGTTGTGGAGGTAGAGCTAGTTGAGTCCGTCAGTGAAGTTATTCCTGTCACTGAAGTTGTGGCAGCTCTAACGTCAGCTGTTGTCTTGCTAGTAGTTCTTCCATAACTATCAACGGTTTGTGCTTGAATAAAGCTAATACCAGCGGTACCAGTGCCATTGGTGATTGTAGGTTGTCCAAGATCTATATTATCTGCATTTACAACAATGCGATCAGAACTAACTGTACCAACATCTAAAGTATTTCCTGTTTTAGTTAAACCGTTACCTGCAACAACTGCACCAGCTCCAGAGAACTGTGAAAAAGCTAAACCAGTTGTCCCTAGAGTAATAACGTCATTAGTAGTTAATACCCACCCAGTGTCAGCATTCGCAGTACCTTCAGTAACAAATGTAAACATACCTGCAGTAACTTCTACAGAACTATCAGCATCTGTAGCTCTAGTCCATGCTCCAGCAGCAACTACATATATACCATTCTCTGCGGATGCAGTTTGGTCTTTTACTAATACTCTATTTCCAGCAACAGTTACTACTCCGTCTACAGTTTGTGTTCCTCCTGTAGCCAATACAATGTTTGTAGTAGATGCAACTCGGCAAGAAGCTCTTACATCTATTCCTTGCGCCGTAGCGTCTACATAAGCTTTAGTAGCTGCGTGTAGATCAGTAGTTGGAGGACCCGATAAAGTAAGAGTACCACCAACAATAATATTACCAGAAGACGTAAGTGCTGCGCAATTTAACGTTCCAGTAAAAGTTGGACTTGCTGTGGTAGCAAGTCCTGCACCAGCAAACGTACTAAAACCAGTACCACCTTTTGATTGTGGAAGTATACTGAAAACAGTTGCGTTAGATAAATCTACACCACTTGCTGAACCAGTACCACCATTAGCAATAGGAAGAATACCACTGACACCAGTTGTTAAACTAATGCCACTAGATGAACCAGTACCACCATTAGCAACAGGAAGAATACCAGATACACCTGTTGTTAATGAAAGACCAGTACAGTTACTAAGAGTTCCAGATCCTGGGGTTCCCAATGCAATAGCACCAGAGAATGTCTTAACACCTGCAATAGTTTGTGCATCACTTCCAAGAGAAACAAAAGCACCAATTCCACCTATTGCATGGATTTGTGCTGCAGTTACTCCCGACGAAATACCAGTACCAATATACAGTATCTTGGTTGTTTCGGTAAACGCTAATTCAGCATTAGTAAGCGTTCCTGGGGCAGTGGATCCTGTACTTCTTCTAATTCTAATTGTATTTGCCATAATTTTCCTTTAGTAGTTTCCACCATCTAGAAGTGGTATTGTTGTTGTTATTGTTACATTACTTGCACCATTGAAACTAGTACTGCCAGATGCTTCACCATCAAGAGCAATTGTTCTTGAACTTGATAATTGAGTAGCTGTACCAGCGTTTCCAGTAATGTTTGTTAATGCTGTTATGTTAGTAACTGTTAGTGTACTGGTTGTTTTATTGTATGTTAAACCAGCATGCGCTCCAACAAGACCACCATCATTAAATTGTATCTCTGTATTAAGACCTTGGGCTGTTGGTGTTGTTGATGCATTAATTAATAATACGGGAGTGTTTAATGTATTTCCAACCCATAATTTTTTATCAACTATATTAGTAGCTAGCTCTCCTTCTGCAAGCCAAGTAGGAACATTACCAGCTGACGTAAAGTTTTTAATAGTCTTAGTCTCTAAAGAAAGTCTATTTAATACTTGTCTTGTATAATCAGTTTTATTCATGAATAAATTAACCTTAATGATCTATTATATTTGATTTTTGTTTGAACTTACCTCTAAAATCTAACCCAACAATATTCACAGGAGTTACACTAGAATCAATAATAGAAATTACTGTAATCTCAGAATAGCCAAAGACTTTAAATGTAAACTCACCTTGATTATCTACAATAGACAAAGGAAGATTTCCTTCATCTAAAACTAAATCGGCATAGTTAGGATAGAATGTAGATTCTAATGCTGTGCGAAAACGAGATGATACACTGATAGTATATGGACCTGATTTATTATGACGAATAACACCTGTTTTAATATTTAATGTACCATCAACTACTTGTCCATTCACATCCCGTAAAAATAAACTACTAAGAGTAATATTCATTTCAAAGGGGTTACCTATATAAACAGTATGATCATCATAACCATAATCACCAAGAACTACCAGTTCTTTATAGGTACCTCCATCATTAACATCACATGAAATAATTGTACCTAGTGTTGTTTCTGGATCCCACGCAGCTCCAGATCCATTCTTAGGTCCAAAGACTAGGAGAGATGTTCCTTTTACATATGGTAAATTATATGGAACTTTGAATGTAGTAAAATTAGTAGTAGCGTTGTAAGATGTATTTGGATATGTGCCCCCTAGTTTAGTTCTAAAAATAAACATATCATCTAATCTAGGTACTTCTATATCAACAGTTGATATATCTGTTTTCTGAAAAGAGAAAACACCTGTATCTAAATTTCTAATAATAACATATAAATAATCTTCATATGCTTGGATAGTTTGAATTTCTGAAGCAGTATCTAAAACAAAACGATAGAATGAACTTTGAACAACTCGCTCACCTGAAAAACGTACAGTAAAGACGTAAATATGATTCAGATTATCAGCATCAACACAAACAATACTGTCCTGTGTTGGAGCTGTACAGGCAACCTTATAATTTTTAGGTAAATAACCTGGAATACTAGCAGAAACATCAACTGCTTTTGCTAGTCCTAGTTTATCTTTACCAAGATACAAGTACAAACGACCTGCATCAAAGAAGTAAAGCTGAGAGCCCATAGTTTGTGGCTCAAGGATAGGAGTTGTTGAGTAGTAAGTAGCTGGAGAAACAATAACATTGGTTGGGGATAGGAGAGATATATCACTACCAGCTGTAAGTTGAAATTGAATGTTTGCTTTAGTATCCACAAATAAATAATCTTCAAAGGGAGTCATACTGACAATTTCAGCATAGGTATTAGAAGACGCTCGGATATCAATAGGATCTGTATCAACAATGTTTGTAGGATCATCAATAAATAAACTTTCATACTCTCCTAACTGAGAGGAAAATATTATATCTTCTGCTGCAAACCATAATCTATCTTTAAACACACTCAGTGATTTAATTTTAACATGCTTTAAAGCTTTACCACTGATAGTTTTAAAGATGCTAGGTCCAGTATTTGTATCCTTAGTACCAGACTCACGTGGTTTCCACTTCATAGACTCTACGGCAACAGTAGGAGTTGTACCAACAATGGTTACAACCATGCGCTGAGGCATCCTGCGGGGATCAATGTACGAGTGTTCATCAGGTGTTCTGATCTTTTGAAGATATGGATAACCAACTCCAGCATACGCAGCTGTAACAGTACCATTACCAGTACCAATAGCAGTTGCGGTAAACGTACTGTTTGTAGCCGCAGTACCAGATAGACCTACTGATGCCCACGTAGTAGTAGTTCCTACTGAAAGAATTTTATAAGATTGCCCTACAACTAAAGAAGTTACAGGGATTGATGTAGTTGAAAAACCATATATTTCAGAATCAGAAAAAGAAATAACTCTATAGTATCCTGAGGATAGGTTTAAAAAAGGATATAGAGTTTGATAAATTTTGCCCCTACCAGCCACAACAGTACTGAATGGATGGGTAGAATCATATAACAAAGCTAACATAGCACTTGCTTTTGTATCTGACAGTGTTACGTTTGTATTAGTAGAATACCAATCATCTGACTGAGGTGGTAGTTTAATTGAACTGATATCATTAACCTTTTGACCAAGGTATTGTAAGCCAGACTTATAATACGTATAATCTGATACATCAATATACTTGCCAGCAGCAGAATCAGGAATGTATCCTAAAAAAATATCATCTCCACCTCCAGCTGCGTTATCAGCCCCTACGTCATAGACTTTGCTGACTTTGGCAGCTGAGTAGTAGGTGAGTTTACGACCTGCGACATCCGCAGTACCTGTAGCCACACCACCAAGATCAAACTGTAGACCATCTATATCAGAAGAAAACCCCGCATAAACATTAGTGTTCAGAATGATTACATTAGAGCCTAAGGTAACCGCCTTCAGGGACTCACGTGGGGTCTTACTGTTAGGGTTGTATGTAATGTAGTTCCTAGAGTCCCGCTTGAGAGTCCCGTGAGTTAGAGCAGTAGCATAGCTAATACTCTGAGCCGTAGCATAAGCCTGAACAACAGTACTGTTGTTTGCATTACCTACAGATGAGTTAGCAATAGTTGAATCTGTAGGATCCCATTGAGTACTGGAAGATACGTTCTTCCATTGACCAGTGGTTAATAACTGATACATGTAAAAGAGCTGATCATCTTTACCTGAGGCAGCAAAGTTAATAACAACCATGAATCGTGTATCTTCATTGATGTTGTACCAATAATACCATAGGTCATCTTTATCTAAACTAGTAAGCTGAAAAAGTTCTGGCTTGGTATTGTTAGAACTAAAGTCCCACCCATTTGTATATGTAGCTGTTCCAATTGTATCTTGAGGAATAATAGTAAACCCAGCTCTTTTCTCTACGTTACGTTCAAGAGAGATAAGAACATTATCTAATTCTTCAGCTTCATAAGGTTGACGTTTAACAGGAGCTAATCTACTGACAGATAAAATGTTAGGTATAGATATCTTAGTTGAGATATTAGCACCTTTAGGTTGTCGTCTTCGTATATTAGCCATATTATTTATCCTATTGTTCGCCAGAATCTAAATCGACTTGGGTCATTTAAGTATGGGTTTCGATTAACAGCTGAACGCAAGCTAAGGTCACCAGTCATGAAGATGTTACGTTTCTTATCATTAACATCTGCAGCTCGACCTTTCGCATTAAAAATCTGTTCTTGTTGGTTCAAGTAGGCATCAGCCTCACCATCACCTTGAGTCAGAATCTGATAGGTACGCATAGCAGAGCTAAGAATAGCTCGTTGAACAGATGTATCAAGATTCTCCCACAGTAACTTCATAATAAACTCAACATAGTAATCAGCTTCTACAAATACATCAGTATCATCTGTAATATTCCACAGTCTACTGGGGGATGCACTTAACATTCTAATTTTAATTTGATCACCATCTGAGTTTTGATGGTAGCTAATTAATTCTGTGGCTATGACACCCTCTTCATCTCCATCACCACTAGGCAGCAATAAATAACCACTACTGTTAATTAACATCTTACGGATACATTTATTGTTTGCCATACCACGCATCTGAAAGTCCAATGAGCATTGCTCAAGAATATTCTGAGCAATGCCTGTGTCAATACCGCTTGCATCTTCTAGGTCAGATACAAGGTTTTCTCCTGATGTTAATAACATTTGATTTACAGCTTGTAGTCTTGTTATAAATCCCATTTGTATCTCCTGTGTAATGAATCAAAAACCCCCAGATCCCGTTAGAGATCTGGGGGCGTATTTAAAATGTATTCCATTTAAGGAAATGAATCACTATTAAGCAGACGTAACTGCATATTCACCAATGAATGTACCAGCACCAAGGAGTGCTGCAAGTAAAGCACGGGTATTAACCTCACCTTCAGTATCAGCTACTGCAACACTAGACACCTGTACAGCAGTAAGACCAATCAAAATCTGACACAACTCAGGACGAAGAATTCCCGTTCCCTTGAGCATGCTTGCAACTGTGAACTGAGTGTTACGGCGAATGTCCTGAATGGAATCAACCTTCATACCCATCAAAGACAAACCAGCCACAGCTTCCTTTTGGAAGATGATGCCGAAGATGTCAACAGTTCCACAAGTCAAGTTGTATTTGGCTTGTCCTGCTGCAACAGTGGTACGTGGGATGTGATTCGTCTTGACGATCTTTACACCCATGTAATCCAATGAATCAGACAAGGCATTCATACCAGCTTGAATATTCATACCTGCACCACCATAAGCATCACTTGCACCAAACATTGGTTGGTTAGCAAATGTTGTATTACCAGATCGTGGAATACCAAGAGCACGGATGACTTGGAATACCTTTGGTGGTACTGCACACATCACGTTTTGCACTGGGTAATCATTCTCTTGCATAAGCACAAGATAGTTTTCAATCTTTTGCAGAATTGTGAGAGCAACTGCATCAGTGCAATTTGATACCGCAAAACCAATAGCACCAGTGTTAACAGTATTAACGATAGCTGGAGCTGGGAAGTTACTGACACCCAAGCCACGGGGATCCGAATCTAAAGGAGCTGCAACCGAAGCTGCTATAAGAGCAGAAACAATCTGCTTGTCACGGGTACTTGATAATGTAAGTCCAGCTTGACGAGCAAGTTCTGAACGATAATCCCATTGAGTGATCAAGAGATCGACATTGTCTGTTTCAAAGTGAGCTGCCATTGGACGCTTGTCAAGGTTGACCTTGAAAGTTGTCGAACTGGAGTCACCACCAACCAACTCTTCTCCTGCATCCCATGATGCATTCAAAGACACAAGTCCTGTGACTGGGAATTCGTATGAGAATCCACCAGATAAAGACTTAGATGAAATGAGGTTCTCGAAAATATTGTACTGATCATATGCATTAATAACTTCACCACTCCACAGAGGAAGCCAAAGTTTATTTGCTCCTGCTGCACCACCATTAGGACCATCCGTAAGACTGGTACGTAAAACCAAGTCTGTTGCTGCTAAATCACCTACTGCTGCCATAATTATAATCTCCAAAATAAAATTGTTTTCTTACCATGTAAGACAATGTTTGTTACATACCCCATTAAGTATTCCTGTTTAGGGAGTTAATGTTGAGTGTGATCTAGCAGGGTAGATAACCATTGCCCTAAGGGGGTTTTTCTATTACCTACTAGACCTAAGCTAACTCTCAGTCTTGAATTGAGTTATGCTTGTAGTTTATTAAAATCTGTTTTCATCATCCTTTGTTCCACAGCTTGACGATACTTAATATCCGTCTGGAACCTAGGATTGTTTCGTTCATTAGCAAACTCTCGCTTTGTGCGATAAGGTTGATTAGGAACTTGAGTCGATGCAACTGGTACTTTTGCTGCGGTTGCACTAACAACAGGCTCACCCTGTTTGTTATTAGGATTCATTTTATCGTATTTACTGTTTAGCCCCAACAAAGCAATCTCCCAGTTAGGGGATGCTAAGGAGGCATTCATATTCTCTTGCTCAGGCTTTGACAAGTTCTGGCTTGCCCAAGTAAACAGGGTTGTAAGTTTATCCTTACCACCAATAACCTCAGCTGCCTTTGCATAGGCAACTTCAATCTTAGCCTTCTGACCTGCCATGTATTCATTGATCACAAAGTCTGGAAGCTTTGTCTTTGTCTTAATCACTTCCTGTGTCTCTGCACTAAGGGTTCCCTTAGTTGCATACTCAACAGTCCAAGCTTTCCAATCATCCTGACTGACAACTGAATCAACAGCCGTGGGGGTTGGTGTGATTGCGGGAGCATCAGGAATCCTGAGTTCTTCCTTACCAACTACAGGTTTTTCTACCTTAGGAGTAATAGCTGGGGGTGCTTCTGCAAAGCTAGGGTTAGCCCCACCATCTTCCTTGTACTTAGTCTTTAACGCAGCAATCTCTTGTCGAGATTGTGTGTATTCTTTCTGAGCATTCTTAAGCGAATCAAACCAAGCCCCTGCATCCTTGAAGTTGGGAGGAATAGTATCGCCTTGATTCTTAACGTATGCAGCAAAAGCAATCCGCTCCTTAGCATTAACAGCATCTGCGGGAGATGACACTAGGGATTGTTCCGAAGCTGCTAGATCAACCTGAGCCTGAGGAACAGGTTCTTCAGCTTGATATGCAAATTCTGGAGTCTCGTCATTAACCATTTAGTAACCTTTCGTTGAATTAACCATGTGATAGTGTAGAGTTACACCATCAACCAATAGAACAATAACTATAAAGAATATTGCAATTATTTGCAACACCAGTAGTTGATACTAAAAAATCTACTTCTAAAAAAGAAGATCCAAATGATGGAACAACTATTGATGCTACTGATAAGTTAGCAGAGTTATTAATCAGTGTATTTGCACCAAAACCCGCTGTTACTGTGATACCATGTACACCCTTAAGGTTAACAGTGTTGTTTGTTATCATAGAAGTAGCCTGAACTCCTGCAATTGCACCTGCAAACAACAGTGTTGGGTAGTAAGTATTTGTACCACTCAGCTTAGACCAACCTGTTACACGTATGCCACTACCAGATCCATATACTGCTAAAAGAGGATGTATTCTTACATGTGTATATGGACCTGAGGGAATAAATAAACTAGTACTGTCATTTGCCATACTTGTTAAACTAACATGTTCAACATAAGAAGCGACAGATGTAAAATTAGTGGAAGCACCAATAAACATATCCTCTTTCATTTGCTTTGTTTGAGACATTGTGTGTGTGTGAATCATTTGTATTTCTTTCTTGGATTATTTCCACTTTGTTTTTTTAGCCATAATTATTGCATTCCTTGGAAAGCTGACATATCAGCCCCCGAATTTTGTAAGACATTAGCTATACCTTGTCCACCATTTTGTTGTATATCCATTTCAGCAGCCTTAGCTCCTGCAGCAGCCATGACTTGAGTAGAAGCAGCCTGAGATTGTTGTTGAGCCATTGCTTGAGCTTGTCTAGCTTGCTCTTCTTGGATCTTTTGATTCTTCTCTTCTTCAGAGATAACCCAGTTACGAGAATCAAACCCAAGAGACGAGATCAAAGCCTTGGCATACTCTTCCCACTTAAATGCTTGTAATGCCTCAGGCGGTAGGTTACGCACCATCTCACCCATTTGCATCAGCTTCTGTAAATCAGTATCCCGTGATAAAGCTTGTAGACCTGTAACAACTTCAACAGTTAAAGTACCATCCTTATTAAAGAACTGATTGTACATTCTCTTGTCTAGTTGATTATCTTCAATCATCAAGAAGATCACTCGTTTAATAATTGGTTCCATTAAGTCTCTAGCAATAGCACCAAAGGCACCACCAAGAACTGTTTCTAATTCAGAACCAATCATACGCACAGCTGTAGCTGTTACCCGATCTCCACTAGGCAGGGCAGCAGCAGTCATTAAGAATGCTTGACCAATCTCTCGTCTCATTGTTTCTACCGCTGCTTGAGCAGCAGCAATCTGAGGATTCATTGTTTGACTAGGAGACAATACAAACACATCTTCCTTCCTAGCAGGAACCCAAGAGCCATTAGATTGGTTTGAGATGTCATCAATCTCAGTGATACCACTTGGGTCAAGGCACATCCAGAAAGCCGTAGCTGCTGCCATACCATCAAGCATAGCCTTTGTGTAACTGTCTAACGACTGGAGGTCACCTAAGGTATCCTCACTATGAGATCGCCCATAGTTCTCACCAGCCACCCCGTACCAACGTAAAGCTGTACATGGACATACTTCATACGTTCCTTTAGAAAGTTCATTACCATCTGCATCTTCTTTTTTATAATCCCACATATCTTTTTTGTTACGTACCAACTGACAAAATTGTTTTTCATATCCTAACTTATTGGTTGTTGGAATATAAGCATTGTTACTGATAACATCAGGGTCTGTCAATTCATATTCTACATAGATAATCTCTTGCACAGTCCCATCCACAGCTCGTTGAACAACATAATGATCTAATCTTGTTGTTCTAAACCTATAGTCATCTTCTATATGTACCAAGGAATCTCCAACAACAACCAAAGATTGGATAGCTTGATATACAACTTCTCTTAAATTAGAAGCTGCAAGCTTTCGGTATACCTGATAACTCATAGTTTCAAGATATGAATTGATTTCATTTGTTGGTTCTACTCCAGACTTAAGATTAAACTTAAAGAAAGGAGTATCATTCACAGGAATCATAGCTGATAGCATTCGACTGGCAAGACTGGTAACACCACGTGATCCCACCGAGGAGAACGGAGATGGCAACAACATCTCCTCAGTCCACCCTTCAGGTGGTAACAGACTGGGGATGGTTAGGGCTGCACAATAGCGTGAGCGAACTAACTTAGACTGACGAGCAGAATGTAGTTGTGAAAATCTATCGGCTAATGTATATTTCATATTGTCCTTATAACTTGTTAATGTTTACACCAGTATATAAAGAACCAAGAAAATCTAATGATGTTTTATTAGAAGCACCAATAGTTCCTTTTTGTTCTGCTTCTGTTTGAGCAGCAGCTTCATCAATGGCTGCTTGCTCAGCTTGGGTTGCTTGCATAACAGCAGCGTTTTCCTCACGCTTAATTCGTTCTCTATCTGCGGCTTCTCGTTGAACTCGTCGAGCTTCAGTTGCTTCGGCAGCGATACGGCGTTCAGTTTCTTGTTCTTTTTGAAATGCTCGTTCATCAGCCATAAGCTTAGACTGATCTGCTAAGGTCATACCACCATCAATCTTAGGACTACCTCCCATAAATACCACCACTTTCTTTTTGTTTGTTGTATATTGCTTTTAGTTTATTAATCAATTCTATTTGACCAGCTCTAAAAGCAGATCGTCGTGCAAATGTTTCTGTTGAAATCTCAGGATCATATGCCAGTACTGGGTACATCTCGTCGAGCAACTCGATCAACCTTAGTTCGATCCTTGGGAAGGTCTCTTGTTTCATTTTGTAGTTTTAATACCTCTGTTTGTAATTGTCCAACCTGTTCATATAGATCTTTGAACATTAATCTAATATCAGATTGAGTCAATGTTGCTATGTTTGTGTTTAACCGTAGTTTAAAATTATCTAATATACTCATGGTGTTATTATTGTTGGAAGTGTTTTAATATAATCTTCTCTTGTTGTGTTTTTATTAACAACAGATGGATTCATATATGTATCTCCAACATATTCTTTTTCTTTTTTTGAATTAAATGTAGTGTAAGAAGACTCAATATCACTTATAATTTTTTTATACATCTGATCTTCACTTAAAGAGGCTGTCTGATACATACCAATTCTTTTTTGATCTTGATTATATTTAGTGAATTCTGTATTTATTTGATCCGTAGTACTTTTAAAGTTTTTTGATATGGCATCAAACTCAGACTGAACTGAATAAGCTGCATTTGTTTTAAACAAAACAGCCTCATCATCAGCTGTAGTAGCTGTTTGATTTTGAAGTCCACCTCGTTGTAATTCACCAAGAGCTGAATATTTTTTAGTAAGAGCATCATTAATACCTGAGGCATATTTATCAAAGGAATAGGTAATAGGTGTTGCAGCTGCTGTTGTTTGTGCAGCCGTAGTTTTAGTTACACTATTAGAATTATTAATATCAAACATAGTATTACCACCCAATTTATTGGCTGCCTTAGCTTGATTAATCAAGTCAGTAGCAGCAGTCAATTGAGTATTATATGCTGCTTGTTGGTTTTTAACCGTAGGTTTTTTAACCCCCGCAATCTGCAGTAGTTCTTCAGCAGTCTGAGCACCTAACAGCAGATCATTACCCGTAGTCTCTCTGCGGGTGATCTTAATACTAGAAGTATCAGCAAAGAATTCATCATATATATCATTCTTCATACCAACTTCTCTAGTTGCTGTAACAACTTTGTTTTTTTCAATATTAGCTGTATAAGCCTTTAGCAAAAGATCCATAGCATTTTTATTTTTTAATACTTTAGCGTCATATGCTTGTTTATACTTGCGATCTTTAGCCGCCTGCACTTGGGGTGCCCCATAGATTTGGGGCGACCCATACATATTATACTTAATAGCCATATGTTCCTTATTTTAACTCACATCCTCCAGCCGAACAAGCTAGATCATGTGATGATGTTGTTGAATCAGTCATTTCATAGTTCATCAGTTGAGAGAAATCAACTGCAATCTTTGGTGTCATGTTGTATGTCCTAGCATCAATGGTTTCAAAGGGAGCTTGAGCATAGGTGTGATCAGACTTAGGCAGAAAAGCAATACCACTAATCTTATCAAAGTTTTTCCATACCCAATTACCTACTTCAAGAAACTCATCCTCAGTATAGGATACCGTGATACTAGGTTTATGGTGGCAGTAGTATTGTTGATAGTCCATCCATAACTTCAGATGTTCCATAGCACCAAGGCTGAGGGAGGTTGTTGTATCTACTGGAGCTTTCTGAGGAAACGTAAGCACCGCAGTAGACGCAGGATTAACTACACAATCTTCTACAAGAATGTTCTGATCTTTCATAAGCTGATACAAAGGATCCTTCTTGTCAATGCGTACACGTCTGAAGTAGAACTCAGAGTACCGAGGATGCAGCCCACTCGATGAGTTAGCTAGACAACTAGTAGTACCCTCAGGCTTGATACAACAGATAGACTTACTGGGTTCAATACCAAGTCGAGTGGACCACGTAAGGTTAGTATATTCAGCTGTCTCCTTGAGCACCTCTAGGGTGTACTTAAGCTTAGCTGATCCTTCCTTACCTGACATCAACTTGTTATCAAAGATACCAGTCATTGACACACCAAGCAATCGTTCCTCTGTACAGTTCTTCTTCCACTCAGGCTTGAGATATGGGAAGTAGGTAAACATACTTTGAACTGTTCCAATAACAGTAGCTTGTTCAATCTTCCTGTTGAGTGTTTCAATTGTATCTGTCTCACGTACTACTACGGTAGACAAGTTACAGAACTGCATAGGTCGAAGGATAATC